GGAACGCCTCTATCACAGCATTGTGTATTATGGACTTGCCTTCCTCCGTCCTAGTGAGGAAATTCCTGAAGTTGTCAGGGTCGAAGCTCACATTAAGCTCTACGTTGCTCCCTGCTTGTTGTCCTCCTGACACAGCGTTCTGGTGCATCCTTGCCACATTTCCTTGTCCTCCCAAGTTATCTACAGCCCTCTTGCTGAACATGAACTCTCCCCTTTCTGCAATTATGGGGACCTCGTTGGATGCCAAGGTGTTAGGCATTCCCCCATTATGCAGTTTTTGAATTGGTCCTCCCTCATGCATGAAAAGCCCTGCTATACCTGCGACAGCTCCTATTATCCCTCCTATAGGACCTAGTGCCTCACCCATTTTCTGTTTATTCATTGCCACCTTTATCTCATATATCTTTTGCATTATTTGAGCTACATGCATAAGCCCTGTCAGCCACTTGCTTGTCTTATTCCCCAATGCCCCCCACAAAGTGTTCATGTTCTGCAATATGTTTGTCATGCCCCCCCATATACTTATTATTTCCTCCAACTGTTCTCTTAAAAGCCTCGCCTTATCAACAGTTTCTTCTAACCCTTTCTTAAAATCTCGCTGCAACAACATTAAAGTAGTCCCTAGCTCGAAAATTTCCTCTTTAAGTTTTGGGACAGCATCGCTCCTAAGAAGTGGGTAAGCGAGTCTGAATTTAGCCTTATTTAAAGCTTCCTTTAATTTAGGGCCCAACTTTCCAACCTCTTGGACAAAACCCTCTCTATACTTATTCCCTGCTAATTTCCCTACTCTTCCTAATTTAAGTCTAAAGGACTGGGCCATTCTCTCAACAGTAGAAAAATTTATTGGTTTCTCTTTCTCAATCTTTGATTTCTTTGCTTTCTCAGGTTTACTATGAATATTAGCTAATTCTAATTTATGTATTTTTTTTAAAGTTTTTTCTTTTAATATTAATATATTCGCAGCAAGGGCCTGAGCATTTTTAAGCTCTAAATTCTTTAATTCGGCATCCTTTTCCCTACTAGTTTTATTAGTAAACGAAAGCCTCTCTTTTTTAAAACGCATATCTATGGCATGATATGCCTCTATGCCCTTTTTAAGAAAATCCTGTTTAATATTTAATTGCCTCTTCTCTTCAGCAATACCAATCTCGCCCAGCTTCTTGTTTAATTCAAATTTATCTAAAAGTCCTTTTTCATGTTCCTTATAAGCTAGCTGCCTTTCTCTCATAGCTCTACTATGATTAGTAATATTAGCATTCTTAAGAATGACTTGATGTTTAGCTACTTCAGCAGCTACCTCTTTCTTTTTTCTAGCTGCTTGTGTTTCATCAAACTTTTCTAAGTTTTTAAGTAGCATTTTAGCGGCGTTTATTTTAATCTTAGAGGCTCCTATTTCCGCTTTTTTAGTACTCTCTAATTTAGCTTTGGCTAATATTTTATCCTGATCTTTTAATATAGCCACCATCACACCCAATTTGGCAGTCATTGGACCTGGTTGAGCTAAAATAGTAAAAGCATGTCCTAGAACAGTAATTTTTTCTGATAAAGATTTTGCTCTTTCTTCTGTTATACCTATAAACTTATTAAATCTATCTAACCAAGGATTAATAGCAGACTGTGCTAATTGACTAGCTAATTGTCCCCACTTTTTTAAATTACTATCTAAAGTTCCAGTGGCCATCTCCGTAGCCTCACTTAATAAATCCTGCTCATTCCTTACCTTCTCTATAACCCCAACAGTTCTTTCTAAATTTTCCTCTGTCAAAGAAAGAATAGCATTATAAGCTTCTTTCCTACCCATAACTCTAGCTAAAGATAGACCTAACTCATCTGTAGCCCCTCTTATTGCTTGAAAAGCACCTATGCCCGAACCCATTTGAGCTACTAAGTCTTGCCCTGTAGCTGCTCCTAATCTATCTAAAACCATAACCATGCCAGCAGTAGGTTTCACCATGGATATGGCAGCTTGTCTTACTTGAGTAGCAGACTTGGCCATGCTTTGAGTAGTCTTAGAAGATGCTGCTAATATACCCATAAGTTCTTTAAATTTTATCCCTGCATTTTTAGCTGACTGACCCGCTGTAGCTATACCTGAAGCCATATCCCCATAAACAAAAACACCTTGATCCACAGCTTTAAACAGAACATTGTTAATATCATCCGCGTCTTTTGCCGATTTATTAAAGATGTTCATTACAGCAGTTAAAGCTTTGACCGAATCTCCTATCTCAACAAACCCACCCACACTTGCTTTCTGAGCAGCCGCTAGTACCTCCAAAGGATTATCCTTAAACCCTGCCGATAATACATTATAAAAAGCATCTACATTATCAACTACATCTGTTCCAAAAGCAGCAGACATTCCCTTAACAGATTTTTCTACACTTCCCATTCGAGATTTAAAAGGCCCAGCTATTGTACTTGCCCTTACCAAAGCTTTTTCTAAATCCATGCTTTTTTTAACGGTATCTGCAAAAGCTCTACCTAAAGCCTGCAACACCCTTGTACCTAACTTATAAACAACAAGATAAGCACCTAAGTTCTTAGCTGAAGTCTTAACTCTTTGAGCAAAAGTTTTTTCAGCCTTTATTATTTTCTTCTTCTGTCTTAAAGCCTTCTCTTCCTTTTTCCATTTATCCTCTAAAATTTTTGAATTAAATTTTATTCGCGCGCGCCAACGCCTAGACTCTTCTTTTTGAGTACTCTCTAAAACTCTTGAATTAAATTTTACTTGTTTAGTATAAGCTGCATTAGCTTTGGTCCTTGCAGCTGCTACTGCCGCTATGTCTTTTTTTTGAATGCTCTCTAAAACTCTTGAATTAAATTTTACTTGTTTAATATAAGCTGCATCAGCTTTTTTCTTGGCAGCTGCTTCTGCCTCTATGCCTTTTTTTTGAATGTCCTGTAAAACTCTTGAATTAAATTTTACTTGTTTAATATAAGCTGCATCAGCTTTTTTCTTGGCAGCTGCTTCTGCCGCTATGCCTTCTTTCAGCTTCTTCATACCAGTCTTTGATTTAGCTATTGCCTGAGTGGCCCATGTGTTCAGACCCGCTGTTACTTGCTTCTGACTAGCTAGAAGCTTTGAATTTTCACCTGTGAGTTTTTTAGTGGCAGTCCCCAATTCTTTATTTAATCTAACGGACGTGGTCAAACCCTTATTTGCGGATAATGTCCCTTTGCCATACTCAACTAAAGATGCCTTGGCAGTGTCTAGCTTCTTCTGAACTAAGCCAAGGGACTTGGCATACGTTTCTGCCTCTAAATCTACATCTTCTTCTAAAGTTTTTTGAAGGATAGAATAAGACTTCTCTAATTCCGCTACTTCCTTGCGGGCCTCTTTTAAAACCTGTTTGTATTGTATATTGTCCTTTTGGGATACCTTAGTGGCAGTAGATAATCTATCGCTTATGGTTGCCAACTTGGATAATGCAGTACCTGTTTCACCCACCTGTGCGGTCAATGAAACAAACTTTTCTCTATGTAAAAAATCTGCCCCTGCCTTGCCCACATCCTTAAGATGCTCTTTCATTTCCTTTAATGATGATTTAGCTTTTTGCAAGGTGTTCCGAAAGTCATTAAAACCTTTTCGGGTAGCGTCTATAGCTTCGATCTTAATTGCTAAGGTTCTAGAATCAGCCATTATTTAATCCCCACATAGGAAGTTTGTTTGAATATTTAGATAACTCATCTAAATATACCTTGTCTTTTAACTGAGGGCATACCCTAGTAGCTTCTTTAGAATATCCTTTAGACTCATGTTCAGACACTTCTTTAGAATTTTCTACCAGGCACAATAAATTAAAAGACCAATCACTTAAAGATAAGTTAACTATCTCATGGGGTAACTTGCTGTACTCCTGGGACATGTCCATTATTAGCTTTATCATGTTCGGGTTCTTGCGAAAACGTGGCTAAGTCTTCCTCAGCCAAACCCCCTTCACTAGAGAACTCGTTCAAAGCATTGAAAATAAATAAAGCATCTTCCGAAGTTAAGGTATCGTCAAAAGATATTTCATAAGCAGTACATTGTGCATCAGGTTTATTAACAACAAAAGGCATGTCATTCTTCTCATCACCTAAAACACAAGAACATACCAAAGCTTTAACTAAAGCAAATATATCTTGCTCAGAATCTTTAACTGATTCTACCTCTTCATTGCCCTCCGCTAAAGAATAGATAGAAGGGATGGATTTAACCCCTAAATAATCCTTTACTTTTATTTGTCTGATCTTGACCTTAAAAAACTCAAGATCAATGATCTTCGTTTTATTTTGGTTTTTCTTATATTCAGCAATGCTCATTTCCCTTCACACTCCTTTTGTTTTTGTATTAATAGAATTTTATCCAAAGCTCATCATCACCTGAGCCAAAGCTTCCAGACATGTTGAAAGTAATCCCAAACCTTCTTACTCCACTATCATCATCGAAAGAAATACCTGTTACGGTATTCTGAGCGACTGTGGAGATAGTTCCAGAACTATGCGTTCCCCCGAAGTAAAAGTCCACCTTGTTCCCTGCTGCCCCTCCATCTATCTCCAATTGGAGCTTCTTAGGGGTCGCATTCTCAATGAGATCAAACCAAGAAGGAGTGAAGGCGGTCTTGTCCACCAAAGGATCAAAAGAACCTGAAGGTTTCCTACTAGCAACAAAGAACCTAGTACTCGTAGGTTGAGCATCCCCTATGTTCTTTAATGCTGTCACTTCATTGTTTAAATTGAACTCAAGTTTTGATATGTCCAAGGTGTCATATGTATCAAAAGTGAGCGTGGCAGTATTTAACAAGGGGGGCAATGTAGTATCATAAGTTGGAGAAGGTAACGCTTCGTTTGTATCATAAAGGGCATTCCCCAAATACTTGCCTTTTAACTCAAAATTAAAAAGACCTATGCCTCCTGCTTCAAAGGAACATGAAAAGTTCCCTATGCAACCTGCCACTTTATACATGTGCCCTCCCCAGTAAAACTTCAACGAGACAGGAGGTATGTCAGAGGGGTCAGACTTCATCCCAAACAGGTTCATCCCTGTACTATACGCTTCCGTCATCCCACATGCCTTTAACAAAGGTTTGACTTCGGGGGCAGTACCCGCTGTGCCTGAACCTTTGATCTCACAAGAGAAGCTAATACTTACGTCAATGTTGGTCGTTCTTGGAGGCAATGGTGACAATGAACTTCTTGCCATTTCCCTCTCATAAGTTTCCACATCAAAACTAAAAGAAGGGATCGTAGTCAGCACCGCATCGCTTGTAGCGGGGTCACTATAAGTCCCGTAAGTTCCTTCAGATGCTACAAGCAAAACTGCTTGTCTAGTTAATAATATGTCTGCCATGGTCATTCTCCTTGTTTAAGCAGTTTCTGGGTCATAAAAAGTATGCCTGTATTGTATTTTTATGTCAAACTCGAAACCTAAAAACCCAAAGCCTTTAGTCGAATTAAAATTAATAAAATTTCTACTTTCCCCTGGAATAGTCTGCATAGCTAAACTATCCCATTGAGAATTACTCATTATCTTAGTTTCTACATTTTTCAACAACTCATTAAGCTGTGTGGATAAACCACTCCCATCATCCATCTGCCATACCTGTAAAGTAATATATAAATTCTTAACCACCTTACCCATAGCATTAGGTGAATTGATAATAACCTCTTCCCTGTCTTCAAATAAAAATATAGCGGGGAAAGCCAAGCTCTCCGATATAGGAGTTATCCTCGACCTCTCAACAGTACCAACACCTGATATAGTGTTTAAAGCAGCTTCTATCTTAACTAATATATTTTCCCTTATGCTATTTGCCATTTAATTACCAGACTTCGCCTCTGCTCTATCATAAACTCTTTCTAAAGCAGAAAAGAAGTAACTGTCTATTCTATTCATAGTAAAAAGCATTGCAGGGTTTAAGAAAGGTCTAGGTGCAGCCTCTTTGACGCTTTCCGTCCTAACCCAATTTCCTCGGTGCTTAAATACTAAGTAATTGCCAAAGCCTCCTGGGGACATCGCACTTCTTCTACCATTCTCTATACTTAACCCATAAGGAAAACTATCGTTCCTATTTTTAGCATCTGCTATAATCTCTACACTACTTTCTAAACCCCTTTTTTGCATCTTACTATGTATAGACCTTTTTAATGTACCAGGAGGTTGCACATACCCAGGGCCTATAGGCACTAATTCTTTAGCTTTTCTTACCACTACCCTTCTTGCTATATCTAAAGTTTCCTCAAAAGTTTCGGCTAAAACTTCGGGTAACTCCCCCCATACTCTAGGTATCTTATAATCTAAACTAATACTTAAAGGATTTGCAATATATTGAAATAAAGGCATTACTTCTTATCCTTAGCTTTGGCTTTGGTAGTCCCTATCTTCTCTATAAAACCATTGGCAAGAAATCTCCTGATCGTGTTAGGGTTAAAAATTTCGACCTCTTCCCCCTCCAAAGCATAAAACCTTTGTCCATTATGCTTGTATGAAATACTATCTGATAACACTTTGTATTTTAATTTCGCCATTCCTTCCTCCTTGGTGATGGGCCTAAACAATTGTCAGTCTCCTGTATTTATCTATGATCCCTTTTACATGGGGGAGGAAATCATAAGCCCCCTCAAAATTTAAACTACCCTCTTGCCCAGATGCTGTCCTTAGCCCCAAGGTCTTCCTTCTGTCCATCAAATACGCCACTTGCATGATGCAAGCTTTTTTAAGATCGTCAGGTACATTAAGAATATCTGCGGTGTCCGCATATCCCCCTGTGTACTTGACCTGCAGCGAGCCTTCTGCATTGTGCCATTTGTACCCTTTGAAGAATATAAGCCCCAAGTCATCAAAGTCCCCGCTTATGGTATAGCTGTCAGAGTCCACATCGTCACCGCTGTCCGTGAAGTCAAAGTCGGTGTTGTACCTGACATGGCTGACTGAGGTTATCGGGAACCTCTTGAGGGACAAATACTTTCCCCCTCCTATGGGATACTCAAGTACATCTGTGCCTTCAGTAAAGGTCCTGTCACAATAACTTTGAATGTCCTCAGATACCTGTTCGATCATCTCACCTATCAAAGTGTCTTGATTGGTGCTTGAGAAATTAAGGTACGTCTTTATGTCGGCCGCTGATACCAGCTTGATCGCTGCCATCTCAGCCCTTCAATAATTTAAGGGCGGTCCTCAAATTGTTCGCTGCCCATTTGTGCTTTTTCAGCTCAGAGCCTTCCAGCTCTTTAAGGAATTTCTCCACCGCTGTGGGGTCTAATTTCTTCGCTTTCTTCGCTTTCTTTGTTTTTTTCTCTTCAGCCATATCGACCTCCTAAAAAAGGGGATGCCTGGGCATCCCCTAGGGTTAATCAGTTATTAACTGGCTCCTTTCATGTAACCTAATGCTTCAGGTAACACTAAGTCTCCGCCAATACGCATACGAGCAATGAACAGGACATCTGGATATTGGAACTCATCCAAACGCTTAACGCTCATACCCACTCTCTGGATGATCTTATAAGCTTGCTTCATGTCTCCACAATATACCGAGTATGAATCTGCCGCTAAGTTGCTCAATGAAGGAAGTATTGTATAAGGCCTTCCTGAAATAGTAGCAGGGTGAGCTTGAGCTGCCCCTTGCAAAGCACCTGCCCATAGGTAATTGCCTTGACTGTCTTGAACTTTTCTAAGTTTGCCCAAGGTGTCTAGGTTGAAGTACCACTTTAGATTGCTCTGGTATCCTGTCTTGAATGCCGATTGAAGCTCAAAGAACTCATCATAATCAAATACAGTATTACTGCCCATGGTCACGTTATTGCTCTGAGCTGCCATAAGAACTTGGTTAGTGTTAGTGTCAAAGCCTTGAGGCTGTCCACTACCACTTCCTGAAATAAAAGAAAGAGCTTCAGTATATGCCATCTTAGCACCTAAACGCTCAGTAACATAAGAACCAATATTTGGAATGTCCTCTAAAGCTTCAAGTGACAGCCTGATCTGACCTGCTAATACATCGCAAGAAAGTTCTTTACGGGAAAAAGAAGGATCAGCGGCATCTGGGGCAGTCCCTGAATTATAAGTAAATGATTCAGATTCCCATCCAGCACTTGCGTCAAATCCTGTATGGAACTCAATCTTATTACTAGTAATTGAAACTACATCGGCCTCAGACCTCATTGGATCAATTTCCTGAAAATTATTGAGAATGGTTTGATACATGAACTCAGGGATCAAATGCCCTCCCGAAGCATCCGTGTAAGACACTACAGGATCACCTGCCGCTTTGTTCAAACGCTTTTGGTATTCATTAGTGGCCAGCTCTTTCATTCTCTCAAGATCGTTTCTATCGATCTTTTTTTCACCAAACTTCACATAAGCGTCATAAAGGCCCTTAAGCTCTTTGCTTTCCTCTTTGTTATTATCTTCAGAGGCCCCTTCAAGGACTTTGCGGTTGGACTTGTTGATCTTCTCTTCGATCTCGTCCAGCCTTTTTTGCATATTAGCGTCTTTGTCATTGACGAACTGCTTGCTCTTCTCTTCATTTGTGTTGATCTTGTCCACAACCTCTTTACGAAAAGACTTGACCAATTTCCCCTGTTCTTCGATCAGGGCTTTCACTTCTTGCTCATTACTCATTAGATTCTCCTTTTAAGTAATTAGTAGATTTAATTAGACCCTGATTGATAGACCTAAGACTTTTCAAAATCTCAGGGTCAGTTGTTGGTTCATCACTTACTGATTTAACAGCAGTAATCTCAGCTTGGGAGTTGCAAGGGAAATCAACGAAACTGACCTCATGGGGAACAAGTTCCCTTAGTTCGTTGTATTCCTTCCCGTCCTTTTCCACCCATTGTTGCTCTTTCACTTCGTAACCAAAGCTCATCCTGTTCACTGCACCCATCTTTAAAAGAGAATACCCTTCCCTTCCTGCTTGAGTCTCTTGATTGATGTACCCTTTCACAAAAAGACCTTTGGAATCCTCTTTGACATCTGCCACCCCCACGTTCATCCTGTGGTTGTGCATCAATATCAGCCTGCCCCCATTCTCGTCCAATGCCTTTCTAAACGCTCCTGGCACGACCATGTCGCTGACCCTGTCCACGTCCTTGAATGTCGAGGCGTAGCCCTCGAACTGCTTAACGGGGACCCCGTTTATCTCTTTGTCATCAATATGAAAATTCTTCACCTCAAATTGAAAAGATTTCTTTTTCATCTGAGCTTCCTCCTTATTTGCCTCTATGTCATTAGAATGCTTTTCTGCTTTCTCTAAGCTCGGATACCTCCCCAAAAGCCTCTCCCCATCCTCAGAGTACACCGCCCAGACCTGCTCGCTCTCTGGTAGGTCAGGGTCAATGTCCAAAGGTCTGCACTTCTCTATGATCTTCACCTCAATCATCACTCACCGCCCTCATCTTATTATTAGGTTCTCTCTCTAATTCAGCTTCCCTTGCCACATTCGTAAAATCAGGTGGTTCCATCTCCTCTTTGAAAGAATCCCCATCTGACACTTCATCATATCCCAACAACTTCCTCGCCTCG